CACGATTCACACCATGTATCGTTACGCACATCGTGTGTGTTGTCCTCGCTCTCGTAGTGACCGCAGTCGCAATGCACAATGCCAAGATCGAAGTCTTCGAGAGCACAGAACGCGCTGTCGATATGCATATCGTAGTCGTGATAGCGATTGTCAAGATCGTAGAACGCTGAACGCAACCGATCGTCAGAGACAGACTCATCACCTGCCTTGGCACGAGCAACCAGATGGCCGAACTGCTTGAACGACTTACGAGCAAGCTTGTAGGTAGCAGACTGGTAGTAATACCCGCCCTTGAACCTAGCGTGTGGCTCGATGGTTGGCACAGTACCACTATGCTTGGCTGCGTAGCTCTCAACGATTGCATCGGCACGATTGGCTACCTGCTGTCGAGCAGGATAACCACGACTGCCTTCACGCACGCTCGTAGGCTGCAAAGTGTAGCGCATCATCTGATGCACATCGTAGCGGTCATTGGTGTACAGAATAGTGTCGGGATACGACAGCGACTCTGCTGCATGACTCGGGCTGACACGATAGTTGTCATGACTTAACCACCGCGCTACGTTAGCATCGGTGACAAGCATGGCAGGATCGACCGCACTAGATGTGCGAAGCACCTCAGACACGATACGATGCCGATTGGCGTTGTACACAATGTACTTGTTGCTGAACGACACAAGCAGCATCGGTGTGAGGCGGTCGAGCGAGTCGGCCACTACGAACTTTGTAAATTGAAACATACATTCTCCTTGAGTTATATAAAAGATCGGGGACTGAGTCCCCGTTTAACTAACACACTAACGAACACGCCTGTTGCTCAGGCGAGGGCTACCTCCTCTTCACTAATTACATCGAACGAATACACCTCGAAGGTGTGGTGCTCACCCACGATAGGATCACCAGAGGTGAACACATAGAACACATCGTCATGCTTGCGTAGCACCTCATCACGCATCGAGTCTGACAACTCAGCGGGCAGGACAATACAGTCTGCTTTGAACGCATTGTTGAACGGCTGTTTGTATGTGCCGAACACACGGATTTTTATTACTCTCATTTGCTTTCTCCTTTGGTTTGTTTACATAAGTCATCGAGCGCGAAACACACACTCTCAATCTTCCCCTTCACATCGTTGCGTTTGCTTATGCTGTCAAGGTTGTTCAAAGCAAAGCGCAGTTGATCTCGCATATGTTCCAGTTCCATAGTCCAATCGTGTTCATTAGTCATTTCATTTACTCCTGTTGTTGATTGCTTCGATTGCCTCGTCAGCACACGCACGCCATGCGGCCTCGCTGATGAAGCTTTGGTTTGACCAAGGCGGTGAGACTTTGGTTTGTTCTGAGTACTTGGATATCGCCTCGATGATGAACGCCTGCATGAGAGCGCCCTGCTGTGAGTGCGACATGAGGTCTGTGACCAACTGGATGTTGGTCTTGTGTTTTGCTTTAGTCATTGCTTTCTCCTTGTAAAAAGATGTTGTCGGGATCGGGTATGTATGGGGTAACTTTCATTGCCTCCAAAATTGTGTCTATGAAGTGCACCTCATGCCATGAGGTGTCGTTGCGCGCTATCAAGTCTTGAAAGTACTCGTACTCAGGCGACTCGTCTGACCATTCTGAGTTCCAACATATCCAACCTGTACCCCAGCCTCGCTCAGACTCGTAGCGATATGTGAGTGTGAATCTGCCGATGGTGATATCGGCTGTTGGTGCGCTGTTTTTCCAAGCAATTGCTTGCTCTGCGTAAGTCATCTCGTACGTTTTGTACGGCTTACCAAAGATGTCTACTGTTTCACTCATTTGATTTCTCCTTCTATTGGTTCGAATGTCCAGTTTGTCGGGTTCTGCGTACGCAGGTCATCCATATCAACGAGGAACTCGTTGATGCCGTGCAGTACTTCAGGCGGTAGATAGACAGTCATGTCCTCGACCAAGCCATCGTTCCACCTGACCTGAAGCCTGAAGTCGGTGATGGCGTGGGTGTACTTGCTGTGTGGTTCTCTTTTCATTTGATTTCTCCTTGATTTACCTAGGCAGTTTGAGGAAGGTGAACAGCGTTGCCCAAGCGCTGCTTACAACGGGGACAGAGTCCCCAATCGAAGGAATTTCCCATGGGAATTCCCACAAAAAAGCTGAAACTGGTCGTCACAAGACGCCACTCCAAGTCGCGGGTACGTGCTCTGTGTCAGTCAGGCGTGCAATGATTTTCAAAGCATCGCGCATACGCCCTAGCGTTGCCTGACCTGCATCTGTCTGCGTGATGCTTTGTTTTCTTTCTAGCGTCTCCATCTCTTTGCGTGTGCGTGCAAGCAGCTTGTCTCTTGCCTTTGCGTTCTGCTCAGGTGTAGTCAAGCGTTGGAAGGGGACTTTGCGTTTAGCCCGTGTCTTGTGCGGTAGTGCCTCGAACGCTATTGCGATCTTGGTTTTAATCTTGTCTGGCACCCAATCTGTCCAATGCTCGCCATTGTTGGGTAGCCCTTTCTCCAAGGCGAGTTGGATTGGCGTGTGCTCAAGTGCGGCAAGGGGCTTGGCGAACCTACTCAATAATGTCTCCATCACCAAGATGTACGCATCGAACGCCTCGACTCGTGACTCATCATCGAGATCGTATGCACGCCCAACCTTGGCGTTGTTGAGTTCGTAGCGCAGGGGTTTGAGCACCTTGTCCCATTCGTTCTTGCGCTGAGAGCGTGTGATCTTGTCGACACGCTGTGCTTCCTTTGCTTGTGCGACAGCGTCTTTGATTGCTTGCATCTCCGCTGGGTGTATGCGCTCCTTCAATAATCTTTGATGAAGATCGTTGGGTTTGAGTTTGATGTATGAGTTGAGCATGAGATTATTGAACCTCGTATGTGTGAAATGTTAAAAAAGGAGTGATTAAATAGTTTTGCCATGTGGTGCGCCAAGCGGGACACCGCATGAATGCTAGTGTATCGCAAAATGTGGCAGGGTATCTATGTATTTTCCAAAAAGGTAACGCCAGTCAAAGAAAGAAAAAGCTTTCAAGATTATTGAAGCTGGCTTGCTCAGGAAAATATACACACCCCCTAGAAAAGACTCCCATATATATACATAATAATAAAAAGATATATATATAGCCAGATTTTGCGGGAACGCCTGTATTCATGCGGTGTTGCAGGTGGTGCAACAAGTGGCAAAGTTCTTTAATCTCCGCCATCGGTATTTTACAGCTATAGTGCCCTTCAATAATCTCAGATAATTGAAGATCGGGGACTCAGTCCCCAATCAGGGGAACAAAGGGAGTTGTGTGGGTTGCTTGCCTATCCATTCGAGGGCGGCATCATCGGTGCTGAATACACGCCCTCTCTCAGCTAGGTTCTTGCTGAATACGTAGACTACGTAGTTGCTGCCCCCGTTGGGGTAATGGTATTGCAGGTGGTACTCGCGTGAGCCTACTTGCACGATGCCGACTTCTTTGGTGCGGTATTGGTTGAAGAGTTGGTACATGGTTATTCTCCTGTGATGATGAGCATTAGTTGAGTGCCGAACAAGAACGATCCGCCAAGCGTGAGCAATGCCCACAATGGCGCAACGCCGTATTCGTTCATGCACCACAAACCCACGATGATGGATGTGACGAGTGCGATTGAGCACACGATGTGCGAGATGACTTTGGTTGGTGTCATGGTTTCTCCTTGAGAGTTGTTGTATGGGCAGGATTGCCCCACAAGCACAGCACGCTATGCTTGTAGAGTTTCCTTAGAACGAGATGTTGTCGAGATCGCTATCGTCAGGTGGCGCAACGCAATGACCTTTGGGCATTGGCATTGGCTCGTAACGAACTGCGCCTGTGACACGAACGCACCACAATGTGTTGGGTGAGCCTGTGTTGAAGCTTGCGTCATAGAACTCGATGGGTGTGTAAGGTGCAGATAATTGCATGATTAACTCCTTGAGATTATTGATTGGACAAAGAATGAAACACCGCAAGAGCCTCGCCCTTGCGGTGAACTGGGAGAATGGGGACTGAGTCCCCGTTGAGATTATTGAAGACCCTCACGCACAGCGGCGAACAAGGCGTTCAATTGTGCTTTGGTAAGCTGAGCTACTCTGATTTCCTTAATGAGATTATTGACTAACTTCTTTGGCAACTCGACTGAGTTGCTTTCCTTCGCACCACAGATGAATGTGACTGTGCGACCAAGTGCCTTGCGGCACGCTTCGTATGCGCTAGCATCTGAGTCAAGCACTTTCGTGCCTGATGCCTTGCCCTCACCATCGATAAGCGCAACCTTGTACACGAACGCAAAGTCAGGCAACAAGGCCGCACGAACATTCTCGCGGGACTTGCGGCCTAATTGCTTCTTGAGTGCAATGCGTGCAAGGTCTGCCTTCGCAGATGCGTCTCCCTCTGCTTTGATGATGACGACTTGACTTCTAGTTGATACTGACATGGTAACTCTCCTTGAGTTGAATGGGGACAATGTCCCCGTTGGTTGTTATGTCTCAGAGGGCGATCTCCCTCATTGACAACTCTAGTTTACAAAGTATGGGGGAAAATAAACTTCAATAAAGTCTGCAGAATGGCTATGGCGTTGACCCCACCATACCCCCATACCCCCAAAATAGAACGACACGATGGGTAGGACATAAACACTGTTCCTCACCCGCAAATCCATTTTTTCAAAATCTCAAAGCCAAAACGCCACCCCCCACCCCACTATAAAAAATTTCAAAGACCAATGTCCAACGTTTGACATGGCCAATAAAAAAGAGCCCCGGTGTTTAGCCGGGGCGCAAGGAGGACTAATCCTCAAGGAGAAGCAACAGAACAAAAAATTTGCACCATTGCCGAAAAGAAGTGTACACTAACTGCAACGAGGCAACAAGTGCGACGCCAGCACTAACCTACGCAAAATGCTAGAACATCTTATTCACGGCGAGTTTCATCCAGAGGTGGTCGACGCCACAGCGGAGGTACTGTCTTTTGAAAAAGCAGACCCAACCACAATAATCGACGCCAAAGTTAAAACGGCTGAGTGGCTAAAGAATCTAGAACTGGAAGACGAAGCGATTGAGACCAAGGCGGAACAAGACGCGGCTCGTAAATCGTTTGCATCTCTTGTAACCGGACAGCCTGTTGGCAATACACAACAAGCGCTAACTAATTTAAAAACCCCAGCGGCAGTCCAGCATCTGGTGGGAATGCTTACAGCCTACGACTGGGCGTTTGTGGAGCAGGCCAAAGAACTGCGCGGTTTTGCCGTAGCTAAGATTCTTGAGGAAGTCAAACATCCAGATGCGCGCATACGGCTCAAAGCGCTAGACATGCTGGGTAAAGTCACTGAGGTTGCGCTGTTTACGGAACGTGTCGAGGTCAAGAAGACCGAGATGTCAGACGTAGAGCTTGAAGCGCGGATCAAAGACAAGCTCAATAGGTTCATGGGTGTGATCGATGTAGTCGATGTGTCTGAAGAAAAGTCAGATGAAGACTGAAAAGTTCACAACTCTTAGCAAACTTGAGCTAGAAGCAATGGCCAAGGCACTGCCGCACATGACGTTGGCAGAAAAGATGGAGCTTTTCCAAGACTTGGAGATGCGTGAAGCCCGCGCCAGCTTGCAAGCGGCCAAAACAAACATGTTGGGGTTCGCTCAGAGCGTCTATCCGGGCTTTAAGATTGGGCCGCACCATAGGAAACTAGCCAAAATCTTCACAGATGTGGTCGAGGGCAAGAAAAAGCGGGTGATTATCAACATCGCGCCACGTATGGGTAAGTCTGAGTTCTCCTCATACCTGTTCCCTGCGTACTTCCTAGGTAAATACCCTAATAAGAAGATCATCATGGGCACCCACACCGCTGGTTTGTCTGAAGACTTTGGCCGTAGAGTGCGTAACTTGATTGAATCGGAGGAGTACCGTGAAGTTTTCCCCCAAACTATGGTGGCAGATGACCAAAAGGCGGCTGGTAAATGGTCTACAAGCGCTGGCGGTCAGTATTATGCTGCTGGTGTCGGGGGCGCTCTTGCTGGTCGTGGTGCTGATCTGTTCGTTATTGACGATCCACACTCGGAACAAGACGTAAAAGCCAACTCACGGCTTGCTTTTGACACTGCGTGGTCTTGGTTCCAGACCGGCCCACTGCAACGCTTGATGCCCGGTGGTGCGATCATTGTGATTATGACCAGATGGTCGCTCTTAGACCTGACTGGGCGCCTGATTGACTACCAAGCTCGCAACCCCGAGGCCATTCCATGGGAAATTGTGGAGCTTCCGGCCATTCTTAATGAAGACACCGAGGACGAGAAGTCATTGTGGCCAGAGCAGTGGCCTCTTTCCGCACTTAAAGCAACCAAAGCGTCCATTGAGCCTAGGTATTGGAACGCGCAGTACATGCAGCAGCCCACAAGCGAGAACTCAGCCATCGTTGGGCGCAAGATGTGGCGCATATGGGAGTCCGAAGACCCGCCGCAGTGCGATTACGTCATTCAGTCGTGGGATACGGCGTTTGAGACCAAAAACAACTCTGACTATTCAGCCTGCACCACATGGGGCGTGTTCTTCAACGAAGAAGAGAAGGACGCGACGCAGATTATCTTGCTCGATGCGTTCAAAGACCGCATGACGTTCCCTGAACTTAAAGAAGTTGCGCTTAAGCACTACAAGGAGTGGGAGCCAGACGCGTTCATTGTGGAGAAGAAGGCCGCAGGCGCTCCGCTGATCCAAGAACTGCGGGCTATGGACATCCCCGTGCAGGAAACAAATCCTAGCCGCGGCAACGACAAGATGGTACGATTAAACGCAGTGGCTGATTTGTTTGCCTCTGGCATGGTCTGGGCACCGGACACACGCTGGGCACGAGAAGTGATCGAAGAGATGGCGGCTTTTCCAGTTGGGGAGCACGATGACTTCGTGGACACGACCACACAGGCGCTGCTACGCTTTAGGCAAGGCGGTTTTATCACTTTGAACACGGATGCGAAGGATGACCCTGACTACTTCCGCCGCAAGTCGTACGCATACTATTAGGAACACACATGGCAACGAACATTGACAAAGCGCTGTACCAACAGCCAAAAGGACTTGAAGAACTGGCGCAGGACGAGTCTGCCATTGAGATCGAGATCGTTGATCCTGAAGCTGTCAAGATTGGCATTGATGGTATGGAGATTGAGATCGAGCCAGCCGAGCCGTCTGCTGAAGACTTTGACGCTAACTTGGCTGAGTACATGGACGAGAGCGCGATGCAGACGCTGGCTAGTGATTTGGCAAGCGACATTGAGCAAGATAAGAGCTCCCGCAAGGACTGGGAGAAAGCCTATACAGAAGGCTTGAAGCTCTTGGGCTTGCAGATGGAAGAGCGCACCGAGCCTTGGAACGGAGCGTCTGGTGTGTTCCACCCAATGATTACAGAAGCTGTTGTGCGCTTCCAGTCAGAGACAATCACCGAGACATTCCCGGCGCAAGGCCCTGTGCGTACCAAGATACTTGGTAAAGAGACACCGCAAAAGCAAGAAGCGGCTACTCGTGTAGAAGCGGATATGAACTATCAGCTTACTGAGAAGATGGTTGAGTTCCGTCCTGAGCATGAGCGCATGCTCTGGTCACTGCCGGCCACAGGCTCCGCATTTAAGAAGGTGTACTACGACCCAGCGCTTGGCCGCCAAGTGTCTATCTTTATTCCTGCTGAAGACATGATCCTGCCATACGGCACATCGGACATTCAGACTTGCTATCGCGTCACGCACGTAATGCGCAAGACCAAGAATGAGATTTTGAAACTACAGCAAGCGGGGTTCTACCGCGAAGTAGAACTGGGTGAGCCAGACAAAGTTGTTGGCGACATTCAAAAAGCCAAGGACAAAGAGACGGGCTTCAGCGATCTGAACGATGACCGCTTCACGCTCCTTGAGTGCCATGTTGATTTAGATATCAAGGGTCACGAAGACTTGGACGACGATGACGAGCCGACAGGCATTGCGCTTCCGTACGTGGTGACAATCATTCGCGGCACAAACGATGTTTTGGCTATTCGCCGTAACTGGAACGAAGATGATGAACTCAAACTCAAGCGCCAGCACTTTGTGCACTACCAGTATATTCCGGGCTTTGGAGCTTATGGCTTCGGGCTGTTCCATCTTATCGGAGGCTTTGCTAAATCCGCTACAAGCATCATGCGCCAGCTCATCGATGCAGGAACACTGTCCAACTTGCCCGGTGGCCTCAAGTCCAGAGGACTGCGCATCAAGGGAGATGACACGCCAATCGCTCCGGGTGAATTCCGTGACGTAGACATCGGCTCTGGCACGATTCGTGACAGCATCCTGCCCCTGCCATACAAAGAGCCTTCAGCGGTTCTTGCCGCACTGCTTGATAAGATCGTAGACGAAGGCCGTCGCTTTGCAGCGACTGCGGATATGAAAGTGTCCGACATGTCTGCGCAGGCTCCTGTGGGAACTACGCTTGCCATCCTTGAGCGCCAGCTTAAAGTGATGACGGCTGTGCAGGCCCGTGTGCACTACGCCTTAAAGCAAGAACTGCAGCTTCTGCGTGACATCATCCGTGACTACACAGATGACACATACTCATACGAGCCAGAAGGCGACGACGGCCCACGCGCTAAGAAGTCTGACTACGCGCATGTAGACGTTATCCCCGTGTCTGATCCGAATGCGGCCACCATGTCTCAGCGTGTGGTGCAGTACCAAGCTGTTATTCAGATGGCGCAGATGGCTCCAGATATCTACGACTTGCCACAGTTGCACCGCAACATGTTGGAGGTGTTGGGTATCAAGAACGCAGACAAGCTCATCCCGCTTGAAGAGGACATGCGGCCAACCGACCCTGTGACTGAGAACCAGAACATTCTGAAGCTCTCACCTGTCAAGGCGTTCTTGCACCAAGACCATCAGTCTCACATCACTGTACACACAGCGATGATCCAAGACCCGACGATTGCCCAGTTGATTGGCCAGAACCCCAAAGCACCGCAGATGCAGGCCGAGCTTATGGCGCACGTTGCAGAGCACGTTGGGTTCATGATGCGTCAGAAGATTGAGCAGCAGCTTGGCATGTCGTTGCCGCCAGAAGACGAGAAGCTACCACCCCAGTTGGAGGTGGCCTTGTCTGGCATGATGGCTCAAGCGGCTCAGCAGGTGGTACAGCAGAACCAAGCGCAGGCGGCTCAGCAACTAGCCCAGCAACAAGCACAAGACCCTGTGCTTCAGATGCAACAGCAAGAGTTGCAAATCAAGCAACAAGAGTTGCAGATCAAACAGCAAAAAGCTCAGGCCGATATGCAGTTGGCTCAAGCCGAGCTTGCTCTTAAACAGCAAGATATGCAGAACAAACAGCAAAAGACGCAGATCGATGCTGCCACTAAAGCCGATGAGCTCAGGCTCAAGGAAGAAGAGATGCAAGGTAAGTACCAGCTCGAAGGTTTTAAAGCTGGACAACAATCCCGCCAAGCTGAACAACGCTTGGAGGCAGAACAAGAACGCGAGGGCGTTCGGTTAGGGGTTGACATTGCTAAGAGCCGTCAACAGACGGCAAACCCAAGACCAACCAAAAGGTAAACCTTCAAAATGATTCAAGAATTCGCATCCGTATTGCGCGACAAAATACGTACTGACATGAACAACTACGCAGATGACTTGGCTGCGGGATCGTGTCGAACATTTGATGATTACCAAAAACTCTGCGGGATTATTTCGGGTCTAGCCCTTGCAGAGCGTTATCTCCTCGACCTGCTACAGAAAGTTGAACAATCAGATGATTGAAACTGAATCAGGATTAATCCTGCCGCCAAACATCGTCTTACCAAAGCATATCCAGCAATTGGATTCGCCAGAAGAAGGCGTTGACAGTGAAACAAAAGCAGGTGCACTGCCAACCCCCACAGGTTGGAAGTTGCTGTGCGTTGTTCCAGAAGCAGACGAAAAGATTGCAGGGTCAAACCTGTATAAACCAACGGAGTTCATGCGCCAAGAAGAGACAGCCACCACGGTGCTGTTTGTATTGCGTGTAGGCCCCGATGCGTACAAAGACACCACCAAGTTCCCCACAGGCGCATGGTGTAAAGAAGGCGACTTTGTGTTAGTACGTACTTACTCTGGCACAAGATTCAAAATCTTTGGCAAGGAGTTCCGTCTCATCAATGATGACCAAATTGATGCTGTTGTGCAAGACCCCCGCGGTTTAACCCGCGCTTGAAAGGAAAGAAATGGCCGAACAATACAAGTTCCCCGACGAGCTTGACGACACCCCCGCACCCGTGGGATCGTCCGAAGTAGACGTCGAAATAGAGATCGTAGACGACACGCCTGAACGTGATAGAGGCCGCAAGCCCCTAGACCGCGAAGTCGCCGATCCAACCGATGACGAAATTGAGAACTACTCTGAAGGCGTTAAAAAGCGCATCAAGGAACTCACTCATGCCCGTCACGATGAGCGCCGTGTCAAAGAAGCGACAATGCGCGAAAAACAAGAGCTTGAGAGAGTGGCTCAGCACTTACTGGCTGAGAACAACAAGCTTAAACAATACGTGAATAATGGCGAGCAACAGTATGCCGCCACGATTCAAACTGCTACAGAAGCTGAACTGGCTATGGCCCGTAGAAAGCTTAAGGAAGCCCATGAAGCATTTGACACAGATGCAATCATTGCGGCTCAAGAGGAGTTGGCCGATGCAAAGATGCGTGCAACAGCCGCAAAAAATTTCAAGCCAACCCCTTTACAAATTGATTCTGATGTTGTACAAACTAGTCAACAAGTACCCGAAGCGGCCCAACCGGACGATAAAACACTGCGCTGGCAGGCAAGAAACCAGTGGTTTGGATCACCCGGGTACGAGGAACTCACCAGCTTTTCACTAGGGCTGCATCAAAAACTAGTGAACTCGGGAATAGACCCCCGCTCTGACGAATATTTCGAGCGCATTGATGCTCGCATGAAAGCTACGTTCCCTGATGTTTTCGGTGGACAAGGCAGGCCGAAGTCCGGCGATGGCTCCAGAAAGCCTTCCACGGTTGTTGCCTCTGCGACTCGTTCGACAGGAGCAAAAAGAGTCCAACTAAGTCCAACGCAAGTTTCGTTGGCAAAAAAGTTTGGCTTAACCCCGCAGCAATATGCTGCTGAATTGGTAAAAATGGAGAAATCGAATGGCTGAAAACCGTACAAATCGTGACTTGGTGTCACGCGAAAAATCTGCTCGTGCTGTATACGTACCGCCGACAAACTTGCCTGATCCAACGCCTGAACCGGGCTACGTGTATCGCTGGGTAGCGACACATGTGCTGGGACAGTCGGAAGTGACCAACGTATCACGCAGAATGCGTGAAGGTTGGGAGCCGGTGAAGGCAGCTGACCATCCAGAATTGATGCTGTTGGGTAACGAAAAGACTGGGAACGTGGAAATCGGTGGCCTCATGCTTTGCAAGATCGCCAAAGAAAAAGCGGATGCTCGGGATGAGTACTTTAACCAGCAGGCTCAAAACCAGATGGAGTCAGTTGACAATAGCTTCATGCGACAAAATGATTCCCGCATGCCGTTGTTTGCCGAACGCAAGTCGTCTTCAACGCGTGGTGGGTTTGGTTCTGGTTCTAAATAAACTTAGGAGTCCTTAAATGGCATCTACCGCTTCTCCCTACGGCTTCCGTGCCGTAAACGAGTTGGGTGGCCTACCATACGCTGGTAGCACTCGACAATTTCTGATCGACCCTGCTGGTTACAACACGAACATCTTCAATGGTTCGATCGTTGCAATCAACACGGCTGGTTACATCAACATCGTCACCACAAATGGCGATAACAGCACACCGTTCCCAGCAGGCACTATCGGCGTTTTCGTCGGTTGCTCCTTCACGAACGCACAAGGCCAAATCATTTACTCTCAGTACTATCCTGCCAACACAGCTTCTGTGCAAGGCTCTGCTATTACTGCGTACGTAATTGATGATGACCGCGCTGTGTTCCAAGTGCAAGCTAACGGCTCAATGGCTCAAACCACTTTGGGCATGAACGTTAATCTGAGCGCTGTTCAGAGCACTTCAACAGGTTCTACGACCACTGGTAATTCCACTACGGCTGTTAGCTCTACTGCTGCTGCCACTTCTGGTATTGCTTTCCGTGTTGTTGGTTTTGCAGACACCCCCGGCTTCTCGCAAGTTGGCGATGCCTTCACCGACATCTTGGTCAAGTTCAATCCCGGCGCACATTCATACAGCAACGCCACCGGCGTAGCATAAGGAGTAACTAACCATGGCAATTTCACGCGCACAACTACTTAAAGAGCTGCTCCCCGGCCTGAACGCATTGTTCGGTTTAGAGTATGCTCGCTACGGCGAAGAGCACAAAGAAATCTACGAAACAGAGAAATCTGAGCGTAGCTTCGAAGAAGAGACAAAGCTTGCTGGCTTTGGTTCTGCTCCCGTCAAGAATGAAGGTCAAGCCATTGCTTATGACAATGCGCAAGAAGCCTTCACAGCACGCTACAACCACGAGACTATCGCTCTGGGCTTCAGTATCACTGAAGAAGCTGTGGAAGATAACTTGTATGACTCTTTGTCTGCACGTTACACCAAGGCTTTGGCCCGCGCTATGTCTTACACCAAGCAAGTTAAAGCTGCTTCCGTTATCAACAACGGTTTCAGCGGTAGCTATCTTGGCGGTGACGGCGTTTCTTTGTTCGGTGTTAACTCCTCTAGCGCCCGTGTTGGTCACCCACTCGTTAACGGTGGTGTGAACTTCAACAGCCCAACTACTGGTGTTGACTTGAACGAAACCTCTTTGGAAAATGCTGTGATTCAAATCGCTGCATGGACTGATGAGCGCGGTCTGTTGATCGCCGCCAAGCCCCGTAAGATGGTGATTCCTCCAGCACTGATGTTCGTTGCTAAGCGTTTGCTTGACACCGAGTTGCGTGTTCAAACTGCTGACAACGATATCAACGCGTTGAAGCAGATGGGTGCAATCCCTGAAGGTTACACCGTTAACCACTTCTTGACCGACAGCAACGGCTGGTATTTGATTACCGACGTGCCAAACGGCATGAAGCACTTTGAGCGTATGCCTTTGGCTAACTCAATGGACGGCGACTTCGATACTGGTAACG